AAACTGTGACGCCGGGTACTGTGAGCCGTGGTGGCCGTGCTGGTGGTGTTGGCTCTGCGGGTGTTGGTGGTGGATTTACGTCTGAGCCTGCTCGGACTGTTGCTTCTGATGCTGCGGCTGATCGTCGTGCGGTTCAGGAGGCTTATCAGCAGGCGGCATCGACGATGAGGGAGGCTGGGGTTAGCGGCCTTGGCCAGACTGTTAGCAACGTTGACATGCCGGGTGACATGCGTGTTCGCACGTTTTCTGGTGAGGGTGGGTATTTAGCGGAGCGGTTTCCTGAGTTGACGAGCAGGGTTGCTGCGGCTTCGCCTGTAGTTTCTGCTGCGCCTTCTGCTGGGTTATCGCGTCCGGCTTATGGTGATGTTGCGCCTGTTTCTCCGGGTGTTTCGCGTCCTGCCTATGAGGGTGTTACGACTCGTCCGGCTGTTGCTGGGATTTCGCGTCCGGCCTATGAGGAGACTTTGTCTGCTGGGCTTGGTGTTTCGCGTCCGGCTTATGAGGGTGTTACCAGTCGTCCTTCGGTTGCCGGGATTTCTCGTCCGGCCTATGAGGCGATTGTTTCTGCTGCTCCTTCTGTGACGCAGGGTTCTGCGACTGCTGCTGCTCCTGCTGCTACTGTGCCTTCTGCTCCTGTTCAGGATGGTGGTGGTTTTTTTGGTGGCTTGGGCCAATTTTTCAGTGGCATGTACAATGACTTGGAGATGGGTTTGTACTTGCTGACGCAGGGTGAGCAGGCGTTTATTGACAAGTACGGCGCTGCTGCGTTGGAGGATTACCGCAATCGGACTGCTGCGACGGCTGCGGCTACGGCTGCTGGTCAGGGTGATCGTGGTGTTGACGAGAGCATGTTCGAGGCGTGTCCTGAGGGTTATGAGCGCGATCCTGTGACGAACATGTGCGTTCCTGTTCCTGTGAAGGGTATTGAGGAGGAGGAAGAGGAGGAAGAGGAGACGACGACGACTGGTCCGACGCCGGGTTCTGGCGAGACGATACAGGAGGTGATTGACCGGATTACGGTTGGTCCTTCGACGGGTGCGACTGTGACCACTGGCGCGACTGGTAATGTGTTGCCGAACGTTGACTTCTTTGGCCTTCAGCGTGGTGCGCGTTTGATGAAGGATGGCGGTGCGGTTGATTATCGTGCTGCTGCGCGTGCGGAGGCTGAGCGGTTTGGGATTCGTCCTGATTTGTTTGAGCGGTTGATTTTGCGTGAGAGCAATTTTGATCCGATGGCTCGGAGTCCGAAGGGTGCGATGGGTTTGGCGCAAGTGATGCCTGACACGGCGCGGGATCCGGGTTTTGGTGTGAAACCTTTGGAGAACCCGTATGACCCTGCTGAGAGTTTGCGGTTTGGTGCTGAGTATTTCAGTGCGTTGTTGCGTGAGTTTGGTGGCGACGAGAAGAAGGCGACTGCTGCGTACAACGCTGGTGTTGGTCGTGTGAGGGCTGCTGGTGGTGTTCCTGACATTGCTGAGACGCGGGAGTATGTGGACTTTATCTTGAATGGGCGTGAGCCTGTTCCTGTTCCTCCTGCTCGGCCTTCTGGGGTTGGTGGCAAGAGGCCGACTGAGGTTGCTGTTGCGCGTGCTGTTGAAGCGTTGACGCCGAAGCCTCAGCCGAGGATGCGTGCTCCTGAGATGGGTGCTCGTCCGACGATGAGCCGTGAGCAGAGGCTGGCGCAATTGCAGGGTGCTACGCGGTTGGACAGTGCGGTTGACGGCTTCTTGTCTGGGTTGTCTGCGTTGCAGGTTCCATGAACCAGTTCAAGAAGATTGGGAGGTATTTGAGCACGCAGGAGCTACAGGAAGTAGCTCCGATGATCGAGCGTTTGAAGCAGCTTGAGGACCGTGAGGAGCGTCAGAAGAACTTCATGACCTTTGTGAAGCATGTTTGGCCCAACTTTGTGGAGGGCGAGCATCACCGGGTTTATGCGAAGAAGTTGCAGGATGTTGCTGAGGGTCGGCTGAAGCGTTTGATTGTGTGTATGCCTCCGAGACACACGAAGTCTGAGTTTGCGAGTTACTTGTTTCCGGCTTGGTTGATGGGGCGGGATCCGACGAAGAAGATCATTCAGGCGACGCACACGGCTGAATTGGCGGTAGGTTTTGGTCGCAAGGTCAAGGGTTTGATCGAGAGCGAGGAGTTTCGTGATGTATTCCCTGATGTCAAGTTGGCGTCGGATGCTAAGGCGAGTGGGCGTTGGAGCACTAATAAGAGAGGCGAGTATTATGCGGTCGGTGTTGGGGGCGCGCTGGCTGGTCGCGGTGCTGACTTGGCGATTATCGATGACCCGATTTCTGAGCAGATGGCGTTAAGTCCGACTGAGTTGGACAAGGTTTACGAGTGGTACACGTCTGGTCCGAGGCAGCGTTTGCAGCCCGGCGGTGCGATTATCATTGTGATGACGCGCTGGTCTGTGAAGGACTTGGTGTCGCGTGTGTTGCACAAGCAGGCGGAGCGTGGGGCTGACAAGTGGGAGATTGTCGAGTTCCCTGCGATTTTGCCGAGTGGGAAGCCTTTATGGCCTGAGTATTGGAAGTTGGAGGAGTTAGAGGCGGTCAAGGCCACTATTCCTTTGGCGAAGTGGAATGCTCAGTACATGCAGAATCCGACCTCGGAAGAGGGCGCGATTATCAAGCGTGAGTGGTGGAAGAAGTGGGAGGATGAGGATCCTCCTGTGTGTCAGTATGTGATCCAGAGTTACGACACGGCGTTTAGTGTGAGCGAGCGTTCGGACATGAGCGCGATATCGACGTGGGGGATTTTTGAGCCTGCGGACGACGAGATAGGGATTATCTTGTTGGACGCTGTGAGTGGGCGTTGGGAGTTCCCTGAGTTGAAGTCGATGGCTCGTGAGCTTTACGACACTTACCGCCCTGACATGGTTTTGATTGAGCAGAAGGCGAGTGGTGCGCCATTGACGCAGGAGTTGCGTCGCATTGGGATTCCTGTGACGCCGTTCACGCCGAGCAGGGGCGCGGACAAGATGACGCGGATGAATGCGTGTGCCCCGATGTTTGAGGGTGGCTTGGTGTGGGCACCTGACACCAAATTTGCGGAGGAGATGATTGAGGAGTGCGCTGCGTTTCCGAATGGGGACCATGATGACTTGGCTGACACGATGACGCAGGCTATACTGCGATTTCGGCAGGGTGGTTTTGTCATTGCGCCGAATGACTATCGTGACGACGATGAAGAAATGATGTATCGTCGTCGCAAGCGGGTCTACTACTGAAGGGGTAGTGGGATGAAGCCTCCGAAGAAGCTATCGAAGCCGAAGGCTGCGATTGCGCGATATAATGCGCGCAAGGAGGAGATGGCTGCTGCTGCTGAGAAGCGGGGCGAGATCAACATTCACAAGATTCTGGCCATGAAAGGGATCAGGAAATGAAGGACAAGAAGAAGACGCCATCTTCTGCGAGCCGTCGTGGCCATGGCGCTTACGGTCGAGAACTGAGCAGGCAACGTCAGCTTGACGACGCGGTGATGCGGATGCAGGGCAGCGACCTTGAGGCTGCTGACTACTATGACGACGCCAAGGGCATGATGGGCGGCGGCATGGTGAAGGGTTACAAGGGCGGTGGCTGTGTGATGGCTGGCCGTGGCGGCAAGTTCAAAGGGGTGATGTGATGGCCAAGCGCGATGTGAATGCCATCTCCAAGGGCCGTGCCGCGAAGGGCAAGCGGGAGACGGAGAGTTGGAAGCCTCGTGATCCCGGGAGAGTTGTCCTTGCTTCTGGACGTTCTGGGTCTGCTCAACCTCTTGCAATGCCTGACTATGGCGGCATGACACTGTCCGGTGGCCGAGTGTTTGGCACTCAGCGGTCTATCACTGAGGCTGGTCAGGAATCTGGTAGAAACTCGGCAGATTCTGGCACAGAGCGTGTTACGGTTCGTAGTGGAAAGGATTCGTCTCGGACGTATACTACGAAGGGTAAATACGCTGATGGAGTAGAGCGTTACGCCGAGGGCGGTGAGGTCGGCGGATGCCGTGGCGGTGGCGCTGCTCTTCGCGGGACCAAGTTCCGTGGGGTGAAGTGATGGCTGAGAAGTGGATTCAGAAGGCGGTTGAGAAGCCCGGCTCTTTGCGCAAGGCTATGGGCGTGAAGAAGGGCGAGAAGATCCCCGCTGGGAAGCTCGCCGCTGCGGCCAAGAAACCCGGCAAGATGGGCAAGCGCGCCCGTCTTGCCCAGACCCTGAAGAAGATGGGCTGAGCCATGAAGATCGTCGTCGAGATAGATCCTTCTGAACTGTCGAAGGGCATCAATCAGGTGTCCTACGATGAGGGTGCCATTCTTGAGGTGCCTGACGAGGATGAGATGGAGGATCTTTTCGAGGACGAAGAGGAAGAAGACGAGGAGGAGGAGGACGAGGACGAAGAGTTCGAGTGTCCTCCTGCTACTCAAGACCCGGAGATGAACGCGGAAAACCGGCAGTATGCTATCGACGAGTATAGCTACGGCCCTGCGATCAAGGGCTGGGAACAGAAGAACTCGAAGTGCGGCATTTGCGACTACTTCAACGTCAAGGCTGACATGATGTCGTGCATTTCCAGCGGCCTTGGCTTGGAAGATGGTGTTGGCTACTGTGAGCGCCTTGCGTTTGTGTGCTCCGCTGAGAACATCTGCAATGCCTATGAGCCCGGTGGACCCATTACCGACTATGATGACATGGACGATAATGAGGCCATCGAGGGTGGTATGAAGGATGTTTTCTGATTCTGTCAGAAAGAACGAGGTTGGGGCAGGGATGCTGGGTGTCTGCCAGCTTCCCCCTCCCAGAACTGGCGGTGCTTGCGTTCCTCTAAGCCTCCCCGAGTTGAACGCTCCCTGCCCCAACACCCTTTGGGAGATGAAGAATGGCGATTGAACCTGATGTTGGCCCCGGTGGCCTGCCCATGGAAGTGATCCAGAGGCTCGTTGACGAGGCTCAGGGCGCTCCTGTGGATCTTGTTGAGTTGCCTGAGAGCCCGAATGTGCTCCAGATGGACGATGGCAGTGCCATTGTGGGCGAGATCATGGACGAGGAGCCCATGATTGACGTCCCGTTTGACGGCAATTTGGCTGATGCCGTTGACGACATGGACCTTGGGCGCATTGCGTCTGAGCTTGTGGGTCGCATTGAGGACGATCTTGCCTCTCGCGAGGAGTGGGAAGAGACGTATCGCGAGGGCCTGAACTATCTGGGCATGAAGTATGAGGAGCGCACGGAGCCTTTTGAGGGTTCGAGCGGCGTTGTTCACCCTGTTTTGGCCGAGGCTGTGACGCAGTTTCAGGCTCAGGCGTACAGGGAGTTGCTTCCGGCTGGTGGCCCGGTTCGTGTGGACGTTGTTGGCGCGCAGAGCGAGCAGCTTATGAAGCAGGCTGAGCGCGTCAAGGAGTACATGAACTACCAGATCACCTACGAGATGGAGGAGTATGATCCTGAGATGGATCAGATGCTCTTTTATCTCCCGATTGTGGGCTCGACGTTCAAGAAGGTGTACTTCGACCCGCTGAAAAACCGCGCGATGAGCAAGTTCGTGCATGCGGAAGACCTGATCGTGCCCTATGGGGCGACGGATTTGGTCACTGCGACGCGGATTACGCACCGGATCGTGATGGATGCGAACGAAATCCGCAAACTTCAGCTTGCTGGGTTCTACCGCGACATTGATCTGCCGACTTCAACCTATCCTGACGTCGATATGACGGGGGTGAAGGAGGCTGTGGACGACATTCAGGGCGTTTTGCCGGGGAATGCGTCCACTGACTTGACTATATACGAGGTTCACACCGATCTGGATCTCCCCGGATTTGAGGATGTGAACGAAAATGGCGAAGAAACTGGCCTGAAGCTGCCGTATATCGTCACGATCCTGAAGGAGACGAACAAGGTTCTCGCGATCCGCAGAAATTACGAGGAAAACGACCCTCTGCGGCGTCAGAACCCATATTTTGTCCACTACAAGTTCCTCCCCGGCCTTGGTTTCTACGGCTTAGGCCTGACGCACATGATTGGTGGCCTTGCGAAGGCTTCCACGTCGCTCCTGAGGCAGCTTATCGACGCTGGAACGCTGTCTAACCTGCCCGGCGGCTTCAAGGCGAAGGGGGCACGGATTGCGCAGGACGACTCGCCCATCCAGCCGGGTGAGTTCAGGGATATCGACATTCCGAGTGGCGATCTGCGTGGCGCTCTGATGCCGCTTCCGTTCAAGGAACCCTCTGCGACGCTCTACAACCTTCTTGGCACGCTGGTGGACGCTGGGCGGCGCTTTGCAGCCATGGCTGACATGAAGATCGGCGAGATGGGCGGCGAGACGCCTGTTGGCACGACCATGGCGATCATGGAGCGTGGTACGAAGGTGATGTCGGCCATCCACAAGCGGCTGCACTACTCGCAGAAGATCGAGTTCAAGCTGCTTGCCAAGATCTTCTCCAAGACGCTTGAGCCTTATCCCTACATGCCTTCGACCGAAGTCGGCCCTGAGATCAAGGTGTCTGACTTTGATGGCCGTGTTGACGTTCTGCCTGTCAGCGACCCGAACATTTTCTCGATGGCGCAGCGGATTGCTCTGGCGCAGACACAGTTGCAGCTTGTGCAGTCTAACCCGCAGATCCATGGGGGTCCGCAGGGCCTCTACATGGCGTACAGGAAGATGTACGAGGCTCTTGGGGTTAGCAACATCGACTCGATCCTTCCGCCGCCTCCGCGTCCGCAACCAATGAATGCGGCGAAAGAGAACCAGATGGCGCTTCAGGGCGGAATGCTTCAGGCATTCCCGCAGCAGGACCATCAGGCGCACATGACGGCACATTTGGCGATGATGTCCACGCCTGCCGCGCAGATCAACCCGGCTGTGGTTGCCTCCTTGCAGGGCCACATTCAGGAGCACATTGGGATGCTCGCCGAGGGCATCGCGCAGCAGCAGGTTCTGTCCAAGTACCCGCCTGAGGTTGCTCAGAATCCGCAGGCGATGCCGATGATCCAAGCCGAGATTGAGCGCGCTGCGGCACAGATCATTGCCCAGCTTACGGAGCAGTTCACGCAGTCTGTGACGCCTGCCCAGCAGCAGGATCCGCTTGTGATGATCCGCCAGCAGGAACTGGCGATCAAGGAACAGCAGATCCAGCAGAATGCGCAGGAAAGCGCGATGAAGATGGCCGCTGATGCGGACAAGGAGCGCAACAAGGTGCTCATTGCCCAGCAGCGCATCGATCAGCAGGATGAGGCCACGCAGGAGCGTGCCAACGTCGCTCGTGAGCGCATTGAAGCTCAGAAGGACATTGCGATGATGAACGCTAGGATGAGGGGGGCTCGCCAGTGATCGCTTCTCTTTACGAGATGGTGGCAAGATTTTTCCGCAGCCGCAAAGGTGAAAGACATGCCTCTGAAGAAGGGATCCAGCCAAAAAACGATCAGCAGCAACATCAGCAAGTTGCGGTCGGAGGGGTATCCGCAGGAGCAAGCGGTGGCCATAGCCCTATCAACGGCTGGCAAGGAAAAGCCCGCGACAAAAAAGGCCGGTTCCTCCCGAAAAGCTCAGCCGCGTCCGCAAAAGAAGATGGGTGGCGGCATGGTCAAAAAATTCAGTAGGATTGCCAAGCCGCAGAGGTTTGAGGGCGTATTGTAAAACGCCCCATATCTTCTTGCATTCCCCGCAAGTTTGTATAGTTTGCTTGCGGGGGATGTATCATGGATGCCGTAAATCTTGCTCAGCACTTGCTGAAGTCCTTGCGCGAGCGTAAGGACCGCATGGGCGAATCTCTCCTTTCTGGGAGCATTGGCACCATGGATGAATATCGTTTCGTGGTGGGTCAAATACGCGGCATGACCTACGCGGAGGATGAAATACGCGCCGCGATGAAAGGCATGGAAGAGGACGATGACTAAGAAGCTCTTCGTTCCAGATCACGTTGCGCGAGAGATGGCGAAACGTGAGGCAGGGGCAAGCAGACCTTTGAATCTGGCCCTTGGTATTTAACAAGAAGAAGAAAACAAGAATGAAAACGACCCGTCCAAGTTCGATGGGTCGGTGATCGACCGACTTCCGCAGCCCACTGGATACCGGCTGCTCATCATTCCGTACTATCCGCCCGAAAAAACGAAGGGCGGCGTCTACATCCCCGACGCTGCGCGCGAGCGTGAGGCATTTGCCACTGTTGCGGCCTATGTTGTTCGCCTTGGCCCAGACGCATATTCCGATGCCAACAAGTTCCCCTCTGGCCCGTGGTGTCAGGAGAAAACGTGGATTTTGATCGGAAGATATGCCGGAAATCGGTTTAAAGTTGATGGATTGGAGGTAAGAATCATAAACGATGATAACGTCATCGCAACAATCCTTGACCCAACCGATATTTCTTATGTATAACGTGAACCATGGAGACGCGCATGGCTAATGAAGCCCAGAAATACGAAGACGATGACGACAACGTCGTCGAAATTGAATCCGGCGAGGAGGAGGCCGGGTTCAAGTCTGTTGTTGACGATGGCGACGAAGACAGTTCCAGCGAGATCTCGAACTACAGCGAGAGCGTCCAGAAGCGCATCAACAAGCTGACGCAGAAGCGTCGTCAGGCCATTGAGGAAGCGCAGGCTGCGTATCAGTACGCACAGCAGGTTGCCGCAGAGAATGAGGCGATCAAGAAGAAGCTCGCGCAACTCGATCAAGGCTATGTGACCGAGTATGAGACGCGCGTGACCTCTCAGGAGGCTCAGGCCAAGCGCGCGCTTCAGGAGGCGCATGAGGCTGGCGACTACCAGAAGGTAGCAGACGCCCAGTCTGCTCTTGCACAGATTGCCATTGAGAAGGAGCGTGTGCGGCTCCAGAAGGCTCGCTCAGAGCAAGAGCGTGCTCAGGCGCAGGCCTATGCTCAACAGCAGGTTCAGCGCCAACAGCAGCCGCAGCAACAGCAAGCTGCTGACCCGCGCCTTCAGAAGTGGCTGGCCAAGAACACTTGGTTCAATCAGGATCGTGTGATGACTTCGGCTGCGAAGGCCATCCATGAGGATGTCGTGATGGAGGGGTTCGACCCCAACAGCGACGAGTATTATTCGGAGATCGACCGGAGACTGCGGAAAGAGATGCCGAATAAGTTTCAGGATCAGCGTAAGCCTGCTGGTTACGTTGCTCCTGCCACAAATGGCCGAACAACTGTTCGTGCCAAGAAGCAACAGATCGAGCTTACGCCGGGGCAAGTTGCGTTTGCCAACAAGATGAAGATTCCTCTTGAAAAGTACGCTCAGGAAGTCGCGAAAATCCAGAATAGGAAGGACTGAGATGAACCGGACACCACGCGAAGAAACCACGCGGGAGCGCCAAGAGCGCAAGATGGAATGGCGTCCCGGTTCTGCACTCGAAGCCCCTCCTGCTCCTATCGGATTCAAGCATCGCTGGATTCGCGAGTCTGCGATGGAGTTCGATGACAGGACGAACGTACACAAGAAGCGCCAAGAAGGTTGGGAACTGGTACGCGCAGAAGAATATCCCGACTATACTGGCCCTGTTGTGGATGAAGGTCGCAACGCTGGCGTTATCGGCGTAGGCGGTTTGATTCTTGCACGGATGCCCGTGGAAATGGTTGAGCAGCGCAAACGTCACTACGCCCGTGTCACTCAGAACCAGATGGACGCGGTCGATAATGACTGGATGCGGGACAACAACCCCCTCATGAAGAAAACAACCCAGCGCAAGTCGAGCGTATCGTTTGGCTCGCGCCGACCCTCTGATGGAGACACCTAATGGCTAACAAAGATGCTGCCTTTGGTCTTCGTCCCGTTCGTATGCTGAACGGCTCGCCGTTCTCGAACGCCCAGAACCGCTATCGCATCGCTTCCAGCTACGGCACTGCCATCTACCAAGGCGACCTCGTTCGTCTTGTGACCGGCGGTACCGTGGAGCGTTTCACTGCGACCAGCACCGCTGGTTACATCGCAGGCGTGTTCAACGGGTGCTTCTATACGGACCCGACGACCAAAAAACCGACCTTCAAAAACTACTACCCGGGTGGCGTCGCTGCGAGCGACATCATTGCCTACGTCATCGACGCCCCGGAGACGGTTTTTGAAGTCCAAGCGGACGAAGCCTTCCCGGTCGCTGACCTGTTTGGCAACTTCCAAATCATCGATCAGAACCCTGTTGGCGACACCAACAGCGGCATCTCGCGTGTTGAACTCGATGTCTCGACTGGGGCTTCGACCATCACGCTGCCGCTCAAGGCTATCGACATCTCGCAAGATCCTGACAACAGCGATGTTGCGTCGTCGAACACCAACGTTCTGGTCATCATCAACAACCATGCGTACCGCGCCGGTACGAATGGCTTCGTCTAAGGAGGGCCTGAACAATGGCAATTTCGCGCTCTCAACTCGTAAAAGAGCTTGAGCCCGGCCTAAACGCCCTCTTTGGGATGGAGTACGCCCGTTACGAAAACGAGCACGCCGAAATCTTCGAAACCGAGTCGTCAGACCGGGCATTCGAGGAAGAAGTCATGCTCGTCGGCTTCGGGAATGCTTCGACCAAGCAAGAAGGTGCAGGCGTTCAGTTTGATACGGCAGCGGAGGCATGGACCGCCCGCTACACACATGAAACTATCGCCCTCGCGTTCGCGCTTACCGAAGAGGCTGTCGAGGATAACCTGTATGATCGCCTTGGCGCTCGCTATACCCGTGCTCTCGCGCGGTCCATGGCGCACACCAAGCAGATCAAGGCTGCTTCGATTCTCAACAACGGCTTCTCGTCCAGCTACGCTGGCGGTGACGGCAAAGCTCTGCTGACCACCGACCATCCGCTGTCTGGCGGGGGCTCGTTTGCCAATGGGTCGCTTGAGAACGCTCTCATCGACATCTCGACCTTCGTTGATGAGCGCGGGATGATTCTTGCCCTTCGCGGCATGAAGCTCATCGTTCCGCCGCAGCTTCAGTTCGTGGCTGATCGCCTGCTTGAGTCTACCCTGCGTGTGGGAACCGCTGACAATGATGTCAACGCGATCCGCAACATGGGTATGCTTCCGCAGGGTTACACGATCAACCACTTCCTGACCGACCCGGATGCGTGGTTCGTCAAGACCGACGCGCCGAATGGCTTCAAGCACTTCGAGCGCGCGCCGCTTCGGACTGCAATGGAAGCGGATTTCGACACCGGGAACATGCGGTACAAGGCTCGTGAGCGTTACAGCTTCGGATGGTCAGATCCCCGCTGCGTCTACGGTTCCGAAGGCGCTGCATAATCCCCTGTATCGCTTCGGCGGTGCAGTGAAAGGCCCCTCCGGGGGCCTTTCTTTTTAGGCATTTGTTCTGTATGCTTTCAGCATCCTGACAGTCCGCATGGTGCGGCTGACATTGGCCACGACAGGAGACACACATGGCTACTACAACCTTTCAGGGTGTTGTCCGCTCGTATAGCGGCAAGCCCAAGGGGACTGTTGTCCCCGGCGTGATGATCCAGTCGGTTCGCTTTTCGTGCAACCCGACTGCTACTGCTGCTACAAATGTTCGCATCGGCACTTCTGCCACGAGCGGCAAGACCCTTACACTTCCTGCCGGTTGCATTCCGATTGAAGTCGTGACCATCGGCACTGCGGCCACCGCAAGCGGCACCATTGATATTGGCGGCACTCCCGCTGGCGGTGCAAATGATCCTGACGGCCTCTTCAATGAGGTAGCCGCTGGCTCAAAAGGCTCGATCAAGGGTGCGAATGGAGCCCTTGTTGTAGCTGCTGGCCTTAGCGCTGATACTATCGTCACTGCCAGCATTGGCGCTGTGACGGCGACTGGTGGCACTTTCACTGGCGTTCTTGTCTATGCCATGCCGGACAATGGTGAAGAGTAATGTCAACACCCGTCTTTACCAAGACGGCCACAGGTGACGGGACTGTCTATGATGGACCCGTCCGTGTGCGGCATCTTTTTGTCCATACGGCAACCAGTGGAAGTCCCACGCTGACACTGCATGACAGTTCGTCGGCTACGACGATCTCCCTGCTGACGCTCTCATTCATCGCGAATGAAGCTGTTGACGTGAACATCCCTGACAACGGCATTCGCTTTACCCAGAAGGTCTTTGCTGATCTGACGGCTATCAAGCGCGTGACGTTCTACCTGTCGTAGGTGGCTCATGTCGTCAGGCTCAGTCATCCGCTCCATCACTCAAGTTGGAACGCATGAGCCTTTTGAACTGCAAGTGTCCCGGGGGCAGATTCCGGGGCACAAGCGCCTGTTGAAGTTCGGTTTCAATGCTCTCATCAACGAGATCGAGGAGACTGTTTGGGAGGCTGGTGGCATCTATGTCTATCCATCTTCCGCCGTTGCCCTGACAGCTACGAGTTCGTCTGGAGCGACAGACAGTGGTGTGATCCTGACGGTCCAAGGTCTGGATGCAGACTACAACGAGATCAGTGAGACGATTACCCTAAATGCTTCTGGAGTTGCCACGACAACAAAGACGTTCTTGCGGGCGAACAGAGCCTTTGTTGCTGGATCTAAGGCACTCACTGGAGCCGTATCGTTTGCCAACGGTGGCGTGACCTACGCCTATGTGAACAGCGACAACCAGACGCTTATGGCGCTGTGGACAGTGCCTGCTGGATATACTGCTTACATCGTGCAAACAGATGTCACGGTGATGACCGAGGCCAACAACAAGTTCGGAACAGTTCGCCTTGTCACGAGGGCTCCCGGTGGAGTTTTTCGGACGCAAGATCTCTTCTCCGCCCAGAACACGAGCATCGTTCGAGAGTTTGTTCTTCCGCTGCCTGTGGCTGAAAAAACAGACATCGAGTTCCGTGCAGTAGGAAGCAGCGCCAACGCGCTTCTGAACGTCGCAGCGACTTTCGAACTCGTTTACATCAAGAACCAAGGGAGCCTCTGATGTCCAAAGGTGAGATGCCTCCGAGAAACAAGAGGAACTTCCGCCCCACCAAGGCTGGAGCGGGGATGACTGAAGCTGGCGTCAAGGCTTACCGGCGCAAGAACCCCGGTAGCAAGTTGCAGACTGCGGTGACTGAGGACAACCCGACTGGTAAGCGCGCAGCGCGGCGAAAGAGCTACTGCGCCCGATCTGCCGGTCAAATGAAAAAGTTCCCTGAGGCGGCGAAAGACCCTGACAGCCGCTTGCGTCAGGCCCGTCGTAGATGGAAATGTTGACATGCCCATGGGGAGATCTCAAATGGCAAAGCAGGTAAGCAAGCCCGGACTTTACGCCAACATTCACGCAAAGCGTAAGCGCATCGAAGAGGGTAGCGGAGAGAAAATGCGCAAGCCCGGGACCAAAGGCGCTCCGACTGCGAAAGCCTTCCGTCAGTCCGCTAAGACCGCGAAAAGGAACAAGTGATGGCTGTATCCGGTTCGACAGATTTTGAACTCGATGTCGCAGACTACATTGAGGAAGCCTACGAGCGTTGCGGCTTGGAGGTCAGGACCGGATACGACCTGAAGAGCGCCAAGCGTTCTCTTAATCTTATGCTTGCCGACTGGGCCAACCGTGGCATCAATCAGTGGACGATCAAGCAGCGCAGCTTCACGGTGACATACAACGATGGCCAGTATGACTTGGGCACGGATGTAATCGATATCCTTTCCCTTGTTATCCGCCGCAGCGGCACTGACTATTCGCTCGACCGCATCAGCCGCGACAGCTACCTGACGATCCCTACCAAATCGACCACTGGTCGTCCGTCGCAGTATTTCCTTGACCGGCAAATCACGCCGAACCTGAAACTGTGGCCCGTGCCTGAAAACAGCACTGACACGATCATCTACGACTGCCTGACGCGGATGGATGACGCGGACAACTACGTCAACACAATGGCGATGCCATTCCGCTTCTATCCCGCTCTTGCCGCTGGTCTGGCTTACCATATCGCGATGAAGCGCGCGCCGGATCGCATTGCGCTGCTCAAGCAGATCTACGATGATGAGATGAACCGCGCGATGACGGAAGATCGTGAGCGCGCATCCTTCTCTGTCGCACCCGACCTTCGGAGCTACAGGTATGCCTAAGTTCGCCTCTGGCAGATGGGCCTATGGTATCTCTGACCGCTCTGGTCAGCGTTACCGCCTGCGTGATATGCGTAAGGAATGGAACGGTCTGCTTGTTGGCAAGGACGAATGGGAAGAAAAGCATCCGCAGCTTGAGCCTCTGCGCGTTCCGCCAGATCCGCAA